CTGAAAGACTTTATAATTTATTTATAACATTGTAAAATATAGTTATATGTGTGAAAATGTAGTTACAATAAAGTTTTGCAATAAACATAATTGCAGAAAAGATTATATAGAAAGTAGTAAAAGATTTAGATGTAAACAATGTAAAAGAGACAGCGATAATAAAAGAAATAGAACATTGACTGAAGAGCAACGTCAAATAAAATATTTAAAACAGTCTATCTCTCAAAAAAAACGAAGACTTATTAATCCTGAAAAGTTTAAAAAAAATGAGGATAAATATAGGGAAAGCGATAAATTTAGAGATAACTTAATAAAGAAAGCAAAAGTAAAATTCTCTAATTTATATTGCATGAGATGTAATATAAATAGAGTTTATAACTGTGATTGTTGCGATAATTGTAATAAAATGATTGAGTTTGCAAATAAGCATAATTATCAATCAATTTGTAAGTGTTGTAATAATTCGTTTGGATTAGAAGTTAAGATTAGTAATATTGGCAAAATATTACAGATAGATAAATATTGTTCTGTTGATTGTAAAAATAATTATAAACAATTAAATAAAAAACAATATAAAAAAACTAAAGCATATAAGGATTATAATAGAGAAAGAAAAAGAAATTATTCATTTAAAAAAAGAGTTATTAAAAGTGGTAATAAATACCAATTAATTATTAGACGTGTTTTGTTTGAGAGGTTTAATTATGTATGTCAAGGATGTAATGTTAAGTGTATTTATCCAAACAATAGTAATTATAATCAAGATAACTGTGCTACAATAGACCATATTAAACCAGTTAGTAAAGGTGGTAGTCATACTTATGATAACACACAATTATTGTGTAGAAAATGTAACTCGATTAAAAGAGATAATGAAAAATATTTTGAACATCAGAAAAAAGCAAAGCAATTAGAGTTGCAACTTGATTTTAATGTGATTCAATATGAAAATGGCAAACAACTCTCATTTTTTGGGCAGGAAGCGTGAAAAATGGCGGGGGAAGGTCTATCATGGGTGAATCGTCTATCCGCTTTCGGCCCAACTTACGAGCGAATCAATCCATTTTTTCCGAGGGGTGGTGTAAAAAAAAATAATGTATATTTGTAATATGCCAAATTTGAACAATAAAGGCTATAAACGCTTTGAAAGTCCTGTAAAACGAAATACTTACAAGGATTCGGATGATAAGAAATTTTACGGCTCCGCACTTTGGAAAAGAATAAGGAGTTTACAAAAGATAAGGAAACCTATTTGTGAAGTTTGCGAAGCTAAAGGAATTTTTACGGATTGTTCCGATGGAAATAATAACGGAATAGCGGATCATGCCATAAGACTTTTGCAAGGCGGTCACCCTTACGATGAACAAAACCTATTTACACTTTGCAAAAAATGTCATAACACTAAAAGCAATATGGAAGGTAGAGGCTTCTCCCCAGGCAGAATAGCAAGTATCGACGGATATTACCTCCCACAAAGCAAAGAGAACATTATTAAGGCTATTATCAAGAAAAAAGTTAACTAAAATGAAAACGCAAAAATTAAAAGAACTTCAGGGCACTTTAAAACCTAGTCGGGTTAAAAGAATCACTCCGCAACAGATTATTGCTCATAATCCTTTTGAATTGACTAATGAAGAGCAAAACACAGTGGAATTGGTTAAAAGACACTTGGAATCAGCCGATGCAAGTTATAACGTAGATATTATTGCTATCAATATGCTGGCAAGATTGTTGACTGTTATCCAACACGCTGCTAATAACATCTTAAAAAATGATGGTGTTGTTGTTTATCCTAATGGTGTACAACAAATTAGTCCGGAGTGGACAATGTTTAAGCAGTCGGTAGAGATTTATAACGATATGTCGGATAGGTTTGGACTAGACCCTAAAGCAAGATTAAAGCTGGAATACTTTAATAGGGCTGATAAAAAGGAAGAAGACCCTATTATGAAGCTAATTAAAAACGCCTAATGTTTGATTTAGAAAACGAATTGATAGGCGAATATGCTAGACTAGCTATTCAAAGACATTATGATGACCTTAAAAAGTCAGAAAATAGCAATTATCCCTATTATTATGACCAAAAGGCGGCTGAAACCTATATTTCCTTCATGAAGGTGTGTAGGCTAACAAAAGGTGAGTATGCAGCCATGAATGTTAATGTCATGCCCTGGCAGGAGTTCTTTTGGGCTATGATATTCGGTTGGAAGCGTAAAATTGATAAAAAACGTAGATTTAGGAAGGTTTACCTAGAAATATCAAGAAAAAACGCTAAAACCGAAACGGCTGCCCTTACTGCGGTTGCTTGTTTTATTCTTGATCAGGAAAAAGGAGCTGAAATTTATATGGCTGCAACTACCAGGGATCAGGCGCGTATTTGTTGGGATGCTTCAAAAGTTATTTTTGATTATTTAAAGAAGGACAGTCCGGTAGTAAATAAGATGGTGCAAATTAGAGCGCACTCAATTTACTCTACAAAATCAAATTCAAAAATAGTACCGGTATCTTCGGACGCTAAAACACTGGATGGTTTGTCGCCTTCGATGGCAATCATTGACGAATTTCACGCGCATCCCGATAGTTCGGTTTTAGAAATTATGGAATCGGCAATAGGTTCCAGAACACAGCCATTAATTTTAATTACTACGACGGCTGGATTTAATAAAGAAAGTCCCTGTTATCAGTTGCGTAAGGTTTGCTTAGATATTATTAAAGGTCACAAACACGACGATGCAGTTTTTCCACTAATATTTTCTTTAGATGAAGAAGATGATTGGCAAAATAGCAATAATTGGGTAAAGTCTAACCCTTCCATGAATGTCACTATTGGAATGGGTTATTTACAAGACCAATACACAAAAGCCATAAATGAAGGAGCTGCAAAGCAAATAGGTTTTATGACTAAAAACCTAAACTATTGGACAAATACCCATGCGACGTGGATAAATGAAAATATGTGGAATGAATGCGAAATGCAGGTAAATGATGACTTTTTTTTAAAACGTCCTGCCTTCGGTGGATTGGATTTAGCCCAAACGGTTGACATTAGTGCATTTTGTTTGTTTTTCCCAGAATTTGACGGTAAAGCCGCCTTTTTGTTGTGGAAATATTGGATTCCTGAAGAAAACGTAAAAGAGCGTAGTTTAAGAGATGGAGTGCCTTATGTTGATTGGGCATTAAACGGAAGTATAAAGGTAACTAATGGAAATATAGTAGATAATGATGCTATCATTAACGATATTTACCTATTATATCAAAAATACAATATTCGTAGTTTAGCTTATGACCCATGGAGAGCTACTCACGTAGTAATTTCCTTGCAAGAACGAGGCGTAAATGTTAAGCCATTCCCTCAAAGTTTTCCGGAAATGAATACACCTATTTGCGAATTTGAAAAAATGATAACAGGCAAAAAGATATTTCACAATGGTGATCCAGTTGCAAAATGGATGCTATCTAATGTGGCGTTAATTATTAACTCTACAGGACTTGTAAAATTTGACAAAAGGAAATCAAATGAAAAGATAGATGGAATGGTAGCGGCTGCCATGGCTATTGGTGAAGCTATTGACCCAAAAAATAAAATTAATTTGGATTTTAACCTAATTATTGGCTAAAATTTTTATTTGCTTAATAAAATTAATATATTCATCTTTGCATTATGGAATTTTTAAATAAAATTGTAAAATTCATTAAGCGAAGTAGAATCTCCAATTTAGGGCCCGCCAAAGATTGGAAATTATACCAGGAACTTTTTGGTACAAACCAAAGGAGAGTATCGCACGAAACTTCTTTATCGATACCTGCCTACTTTCGCGCTTTATCTATTTTATCAGAGCAAATAGCAAGTTTACCATTTTCAATTTACGAAACTAAACCGGATGGAAATGTAGTTGAGGCTGTTAATCATCCAATGTATAGCTTAATAAAATATAGACCGTCAAATAAATACGACACGTTTAGTTTTCGCGAAGCTATTGTAAGACAAGCGGTAAATGGTTCGATGACTACGAAGTCAGGAAATGTTCTTATTATTCCCAATAGAAATCAGGCAGGAAATGTAATTGATTTACGTTTGGTAGATGAACCTTGGGAAATGTATAAGATTAATGGCGAATTTTACTATAAGCTAGAATCTAATAATGAAATTTACTCCCAGTCCGAAGTATTACATATAAAATCTTTTAGCGATAATGGCTATTGGGGTAAAAGTTTAATAGAAGCTGGAAAAACTACTTTTTCCAGGGCATTACATGAAATTGACTACGGAAATGATGTTTATGCAAAAGGCACTAATCTTTCTGGTACTGTAGAAACAGATATGATTCTAAATGAGGATCAATTAAACGCTATTAAAAAAGGTTGGGCAGATAAATATTCAGGACCTAATAATCAGCAAGGTGTTGCCTTCTTACAAGCTGGTTTTAAGTTTAAACCAGTATCTTCTAAATTAGATGCAGCCGATATTGATGCAAGAAAGTTGACTATTGAGGATATTTCTAATTTAACCGGTGTTCCTGGATTTCTTTTATTAGGTCAAAACAATATTTCAGCTACTAATATTGAAATTCTTAATAGAATCTTCGTTCAATATACTTTAAGGGCTTGGACTAAACGAATAGAAAATGAATTTAATACGAAATTATTTCCTCAAAAGGATTGGGGTAAATATTACGTTAAATTAGATTTAGATGAGCTTTACCGTGGTGATGTTATGGCACGTGCAGAATTTTACACTAAACTTTATAATATTCGAGCTATTGCACCAAATGAAATCAGAAACTTAGAAGGATTTAACCCTTATGAAGGTGGCGATAAGTTTGGCATGCCATTAGCATCGAATAGTAAGGAGGTAACTAATGATAACAACGGCAATGGAGCTGCAAAATAATAAATCAATGGAAACAAGATATTTTAATATTGAATACAAAAGCCTTGATAATAATGAAATTCAAGGCACAGCATCTTCATTAAATTCTCCATATGATATGGGTGGTTTTGATGAAGTTATAGATGAACACGCTTTTGATGAAGCTGATTTTTCGGAGGCAGCCGCTTTATTTAACCATGACCAAAATATTGTTTTAGGTAGGGTTAAAAATGACACACTAAAGATTAAAAGAAATGGGGATAAATTAGTCTATACCATTAATCCTCCAGATACTTCCGCTGCTAAAGATGTTGTTACTTTAATTAAAAGAGGTGATATTTATCAATCTTCATTTGCTTTTGATTTAAAAGAAGATGGTGATATGTGGGAATATATGGAAGGAAGGTACAAAAGAACAATCAAAAAGATTAATAAAGTTTACGATGTTTCACCGGTAACTTACCCGGCTAACCCTAACACGTCGGTAGCTTCTCGAAGCATGGAAAGACATATTCAGCAAAATGAAAAAGCGGAATGCAATTTCACAGAGTTTGTTGAATTTTTGAACAATTTAAAAAAATATTAGTATGTTAAAATCTGATGAATTAAAGCAAACGCGTTCCGCTAAAATAGAAGAAATGCGTTCTTTAATTTCTGCCATTGAAACATTAGGCGCGAACGCCAACGATGAACAAAGGTCGAAATTAACCAACATTCGGAATGAGGTCACTAATCTTGAAAATGATATTGAAAATCATTTGATGTTAGAAGCCGAAGCCAAAAGAATAGCTACTCCTGCGGCTAGGGGTAATGAAAACAAAGTTAGCGACGAGCAAAGAGTAAAGAAAAACTATTCTTTTCTTAGAGCTGCTAATTTGGTAGCCAATAATAAAACCTTAGACGGCTTGGAGCTTGAAATGCACCAGGAAGCCGAAAGAGAATTTAAACAAGCAGGAATTTCAGCATCCGGAAATCTTTACGTTCCTAAAATGTTTGTTAGGAGCGAAAAGAGGGACATGACAGTAAGCTCCGCGCCTGGTGGTGGTAATACTGTACCTACTATTTTAGGCGATTTGATTCCTTTTTTGGATCCTAGATTAGCGGTTATTCAGGCTGGTGCCACTTTACTTACTGGATTAACCGGTAACTTGGATTTTCCTAGAAATGATGCAGCTGCTACGGCGGTTTGGGAAACTGAAAATTCTGCAAACGACGAAACTAGCCCAACTTTTGATAAAATCAGTATGTCGCCTAATCGTTTGGGTGCATTCACTGATATTTCTAAACAGTTGTTGGTTCAATCGTCTATTGACGTGGAGAACTTTGTAAGAAATCGTTTAAGCGAAGCTATTAACAGAGCATTGGACTATGCTTTAATTAATGGTGATAATTCTACGCAGCCATTTTACGGTATTTTAAATACTGCTGGCATTGGTTCAGTTGCAATTGGTACAGATGGCGGGCCGCTTACTTATAAGCACATTATTGACTTGGAAACTGCTTTAGCTACGGATAACGCGGATTTTGGTACTTTAGCCTATCTTACTACTCCGGGTGTAAGAGGATTTTTAAAGAATACTGAAAAAGCATCTGGCACGGCTCAATTTGTTTGGTCGGATGGTGCGCCTCCTGCAGGTCAGCAAGGTATTAGAACTGATTTGTTAAATGGTTATAGGGCTTATGTTTCAACACAGGTGCCAAACAATTTAACTAAAGGTTCAGGTACTAATTTGCATTCAGTAATTTTTGGAAACTTTGCCGAAATGCTTATCGGTCAGTGGGCTGGTTTAGATGTGGTTATTGATCCATATTCATCTTCCAAAAACGCTTTAGTTACCATCGTAGTTAATAGCTGGTGGGATGCTGCGGTTCGTCACGCTCAATCATTTGCTGCAATTAAAGATGCGGATATTACTGGTATATAAATCTTAATAAAATGAAGAATATTTTAATAGGTTTGTTTGTTTTTGCTGCCATTGGTTTGACGGCATTTAAAAACGACCGAAGCAAAACTTTAGATGCTAATTATGACGATGCATCTAGTACGTTTTACAGCTATTCAGTAACGGACACAATAACCAATACTGAAATAGATACAATAACTATTCCGGTAAGTTTACTTAGTCCGTGGAGCGGTTATTGGAGCGTAGTAGTTACTAACTTGTCAGGCACTACTTATATTTTGCCTACAATTTTGCAAGCTGCTAGTTCTACTGATTATACAAACGTTGCAACATTGGACACATTAAACGTAAATGCTTTAGTACAATCTAATGAAGATGCAATAATTGGTGGAACTAAATATAGATTAGTTTTGACTGGTGTTGGTACGCAATCAACAAAATACACTGCGTACTTTGTAGCTAAAAACCCATAAGATGAAAGTGAGATTTATAAAATCTCCTTCAGGTTCGCCTCATTCCCTTGGATATTTTCAGGGGGATGAGGCAGAACTAAACGAGATAACTGCAAAGGAATTGATTAAGCTAGAAATAGCCATTGAGGTAAATGACAAGCCAAAAGATACAGATTCTAAGCTTGTCATTGAAAATACAAGTAGCACCAAACCAAAAAAAGCTATTAAGAGATGAAACCTTGGAGAGTAACCGTTGACCAGACAAATGAATTATGGACTTTATCCGAAGTCAAAAATTATTTAAAAGTTGAGGATTCATCGGACGACTCTTTAATCACTACAATTATTAAAGGTGCTAGAGAAGCGGTTGAGGCTAGGCAAAATATTAGTACTTTAAATAAAACGATTGTACAAAGATTAGAAAGATTTCCATCTTCTTACAAAGTTGCTACTGATTACGAAAATGTAATTAAATTATTGGTTTATCCTGTAATTAGTGTTACTTCAATTACCTACTTAGATGAAAATGGGAATAGTCAAACATTACCACAAAATTTATACGAAGTTGATACATATAGAGGAATAATAGGTGAAGCAGTTGATGAGGACTTTCCAGATACTTATCTTTCATTAAATGATGTTACAATTACTTATGTGGCAGGATTTGGAACAAGTGCTACAAGCTGCCCAACTGATATTAGAATAGCTATATTAAAAATGATAGCGAACATTTACGAGAATAGGACTGACAGTGTCTATAAAATGCCTACGGCTTCCGACGTTATGTTAAATCGACACAAATATGACTGGGTATAATAAAAATGAAGTTATTGGTAAAATGAGGGATCGGATTATCCTTCAAAATGTTACACGAACAAAAACGTTAACGGGCTTTACCACCGAAGCATGGACGAACACAGCTACTATTTGGGCTTATATAGATAGTAAATTATCTCGCTCAAATGAAACAGTTATTGAGGGCAAAAATACCGTTAAGAATGTTATTGAATTTACCATTAGGTATAATTCAAGTATCACCGAGGAATCAAGAGTTATTTTTAATAACAAAGTATATCAAGTAAAAAATTTAGCTGTAAGTCACGATAAGCGATTCATTGACTTTACAGGTTTTTATTTTGATAGTTACGCAACCGTTTAATTATGTTTATTAGTCAATCAAAATTAAACAACCTTAGAAAACTTCAAGCACAAACACAAAAAAAGCTTACTAAGAAAGGTGTTTTATTTGCTATTTATAACATTGCGGAAGCTGTTGTTGAGCTTGATAATTTAATGAAAAACATTACTGTTGAAAAAAGAAAAGAAATTCAAAAGGCGGCTGAACCAATAGCATTAGCGACATATAAAAGTTTTGTACCTGTATCAAAAAAACCACATTATTATTATATTAAAGGTCAGGGTTTAATGTATGGAATTAGTCCTGGAAATTTACGACGTTCTATAAAAATTATTTCGGACGTAAAGAATTTAGAAAAAAGTCAAACATCATTAATCGGGCCATTATATCAAGTACAAGGTAGAGGTGCAAAGTTAGATAGCGAAATGACTACTGATGGCTTTTACGCACACATGGTGTATGGCAATACAAGGGGATGGGTTAAAAAAGTAAAGAATAAAGCTGAAAGAGCTGCTTCAATGGCTGTTATCCAAAAGATGTCGCAAGAGGCAATAAGGGTAGCAAAAGAATATCCGCGTAAATTTTGGGAAATATGATAGGTAAATTAATATACGGAAGATTATCGACGGCTAGCAATATAACAGATATTGTTGGTACAAATATTTATCCTGATATTACGCCTCAAAATGTTGACTATCCTTTTATTGTTTATTCTATTATTGATTCTAGTCCAGTTGACTTTAAAGACGGACAAAGTAATTTAGAAGAAATTGATTTGCAAATAGACGTTTATACCCAAAATTACGACACTACCCAAAACCTATCTAATTTAATTAGAAATAGATTAGATAGATTTGTGGGCACTGTCGAAGGTGTTGAGGTTCAAACTATAAAATATGTGAGTAGTAATAGTCAGGTATATAACGCTGAATTATCGGTATATTGGCTAAGTATTGACTTTATGATAAAAATGAAAAGATGAAACTAAGACTTTTAAAAGAATGGAATGGAAAGGCACCGGGTAAAGTAGGCGTTTTTCTTTCGGAATACGGGGAACAAATGATTAAAGATGGTATAGCAGAGCTACTTGATGAAGATTTTGTAGTAGAAGATATGCCAAAAAAAGAGGAATCAAAACCCGATCCTGTTTACATTGGTGTACCTGTTCCAATGGATTATTTTACGGGAGAACAACAAGAAGATAATATTACTAAACAAAAAAATAAATAAACATGGCAACTACTGGCATAATTAATGGCACGTTGATGAGGCTTTATAAAGATAGCACTGCTATCGGTTATGCTACATCATGCCAAATGAATGTATCATCTGCAATGCGCGAAATTCTTACAAAGGATAGCGCGGTTGGTGGATGGAGAGAAGTAAAGAAAGGGCAACTTTCGGGAACACTTTCTACGGAAGCGTTATATGCAGGCCCCGGAGATTCCTCTACTAATTACCTTTTCGATGATTTGTTTGCCGATTTAATAGCAGGTACAGAACTTACTATTAAATTTACTACAGACGTTGTTGGCGATAATGTGTACACTATGAAAGCCATTTGTACATCCTTAGACCTTAACGCAGGTGTGGAAGAAAATGTTAGCTATTCAGCATCCTTTGAGGTGACTGGTGCAATTACAAAAACAGTTAAAGCATAATAAAATTACCTAACATGAAAACAATATCAATCGCCAACACGACTATTCCGATTAAATTTGGAATGTTCGTGTTAGGTACATTTCTAAGGGAAAGGAAGCTAAAACTTAGCGACCTTTCCCTACTTGGGGAAGATCTTCTTTTGGCTTTAGAATTAGCCTTTACCGGAGTTGAACATGGCTACAAAGCTAAAGGCGAAAAATGCCCTTATAATTTGCAATCCTTTTGCGATTTAGTCGATACAGACATGGGTGGCATAACGCGTATAATGGAAATGATTTCAAATGAGATTTCACCTCCAGAAGATGAGAGCCAAAAAAACGTAGTAGCGAAGGAGGAGAACTTACCCTTGAATACATCGAGCGGTTTTGTTTCGGAGTTTTAAGATTTCCTCCTTCGCAATACAATGAAATGAGTTTTAAAGAGGTTGTTATGGCTATGCAAGGTTATAATAATCATTTACAAAGTCAGCATGAAATAGAATGGGAACGAATAAGATGGCAGACAACCTGTCTTTTAAATGTTCATACCGAAAAAGGCAAAAGTTTAAAACCTAATGATTTAATTCAATTCGCCTGGGAGAATCCTACTAAAAAAGAAACTAAAAGAAGTTTGACAAATACTGACAAAACAATATTTGACAAATGGGATAAAGAAGCATAATGTCAATAGGTAAACTACTTTTAAAGCTGGGTATTGATACTACTAATCTCGACAAAGAGTTAGGGAAGGTAGAAAAATCCATGACTAGATTTGGACAAAATATGTCTAATCTTGGTTCAACTTTAACCCAGTCATTAACCTTACCTATTATTGGTGTCGGTGCTGCTGCTTTAAAATCTTTTGCAGATATGGAAAAACTGCAAAATGGTTTAATTGCCATTATGGGAAGTAGCGAAGGGGCAGCTATTGAATTAGAAAAACTACGTAAGGTTGCTGAAAATCCTGGGCTTGCTTTACCGGAAGTTGTTAAGGCTTCGGCTTCATTACAAAGTGTAGGAATGAGTGCCGACGCTGCTCGCGAAACTATTACACAATTTGGTAATGCTGTAGCAAGGGCAGGAGGTGGAGCGGAACAATTTGATGGAGTGGTTTTAGCATTGTCTCAAATTAGTGCTGTCGGAAAAGTTACGCAAGAGGATCTTAATCAGATTAAAGAAAGGCTGCCAGAGTTTGCGCGTGTAATGAAAGAGGAATTTGGCGTAGTGACTGCTGAAGGAATAAGGGAGCTAGGAATAAGTAGTGAAGAATTTATACAAAAGTCTGTAGGTGCTTTAAGTAATTTAGAAAGAGCAAATGGAGGCTTAGGTAATGCTTTTGATAATTTAAAAGATAACGTTACCAATAGTCTTGCGGAACTTGGAAAAGCTATTAATAATAGTTTAAATTTAGAGGCAGTATTTACCGTTTTATCTGAAAAGATAAACTATTTAGTAGAGGGCTTTAAAAGTCTTAATCCTGCAACTCAAGAATTTATTGTTAAAACTGCTTTAATTGTGGCAGCTATTGGGCCCGCAATATTTATAGTGGGTAAATTAATAACAACGTTTGGGGCACTTGCTGGAACAATAAGATTAATAAGAACTACTATTATTTTAATGAGTACTGCTATATCTTCGGCTTTTGCATCTATCCTTGCTAATCCTGTTATTCTTGCTGTTGTTACTGCCATAGCTGCGGTTGGTGCCATTGCTTTATACGTTTACGACAACTGGAAGGCATTTAGTGATAATTTTAAAAATATTTGGATAAATATTAAAAACTCCGTAATGCAGGGAGTTACTTTTATTGTCGGTAAATTAGATACACTTCAAAAGTTTTTAGGTGTTCAATTATTTGATTTATCTGGTATGACAAAATATCAGGAAGAACAAAGAATAGTAGCAGCGGAATTTAAAACGATAGGAGAAACAGTCGACAGTCTTAAAGGTAAATTTAAAAGCTTATTTGTAGCTACTTCAAAATCAGGAGGCAAAGGAGGTGCCGTTGTACCTGAAAATATAATAGAACCAACAACCACAACGACAGTCGGAGGCAGTGGAGGTGGTGCAAGTCCCGTAACTGCAATTACGGCTCAATCTACAGGCATAACAAATATGTTACCTACCTTAGATTTATTGGCTATAAAATTAGATACAGCATCTGCAAGTAATCAAAGATTAAAAGAAACAAACGAAGAAGTAAAAAATTCTTTTGTATCTACTGAAGCTCAAATGATGAGTTTTGGAAACACAATGACAAGCGCATTAGTTGCGGCAACAGATGCTTTTGCTAATTTAGCGGTGCAAGGTGAAACTGATATGAAGAAGCTAGGTAGCGCAGCCATGCAAGCCGCTAGAATGATTATTAGCGCATACATAAAAGAAGGTGTAGCAGGTATTATAAAAGGTATTTTAGGCGGCCCGTTAAGTAAGACTTTAGGGCCTGGTGCTATTGCTGTAGCAGGTGCGGCTGGTGCAGGTGCAGCAGTATTATTTAATACAATGCTTAATAAAGTCGCTCCTCCAAAATTAGCGCAAGGTGGTTTAGCATACGGCCCAACAATGGCAACTGTAGGAGATAACCGAAATGCAAGAGTTGACCCGGAAGTTATCGCACCTTTATCAAAACTAAAGGGAATGTTAGACGGAAGCGGATCTCCATACATTTTGACTACTAGAGTGGCAGGAAGTGATTTACTTGTAATTATGGAGAAAGCTAGAAATATTAATTCAAGAATCCGATAATGGCAGCAAGGTACACATCTACATTTTATTCCGAAAAAGGTCGTAAATATTACTTGGTAATTGACGATATGGAGTTTTCGGGAATGACTTATGACGTAGATGTTACAAGCGCACAAATAGAATGGCAAGCCGACGTTGAGAATGGTTTAGAAAGATATGCTCCTATTATTGGTAGTAATTTTAAGTTTACTTTTATTATTGATACAGAACAAAAACAACAATTATTAACCGATTTTTTAACGGCACCAGAAGGAAGATTTACTATTCAATTAACGGCTTATGACACTTCCGATGCAGCTAACTTTTATTGGTATGGTTATATTTTAGCTGATTTAATTGAATTTGACGACGTGCCATTAGAGATGGGATATAATTACACTATCAATGCTATTGATGGCATAGGTTGGTTAAAAGGAATAGATTATAAGCCCGATGGAAGCGATGTTTATCAAGGCGACGATACAATTATTAATCATGTAAATAACTGCCTTCAAAAACTTACCTATGTTCAATCAATATACGGCACTAATGTAGGCGTGTTGGCTAGTGCCTTCCAATGGCATGAGGATAGTTGGACTTATTCAAGTGAAATAGACCCACTTTTAAGAATGAGGGTTAATCATAAAGTTTTCTATACAGTTGATAGCAAAGGTAATTATACCTACATGAAATGCTATGATGTTTTAAAAAGAATGATGGTACCATTGGGACTAAGGTTCTTTTTTTCAGATAGAAAGTTTTTCATGGTGCAGCCTAATACCTATTTAGATTCAGCCGTCACAATCAATATTTATTACCTAACATCTACTTTACTACAGCAAAGTAGTTTTCAATCAAGTATTGAAAATGATAACTATTCCGGCACAAATAAGATGCTACGATTTAGCGGTGGTAAATGGGGTTATTATGGACATATAAAAGATTTGGATATTGAGTACGAACATATCGCATCGGTAAATTTACTTAGTGGTAAAATATTTAATAATTTAAACACAGAGTTTTTTAATTCTAAAGATCTTGATTATAATAATGATGAAGCTACTATAACATTTACTTCGGTTATGAAATATAGGGATAGTCAGGTAGGCTCTAGCACAATAGCAGAGCATATAGTAGAAGGTTCTTTTGTTATTGAATTACGACCTATCGTAGTGCCATTAATTGATTTTTTAACGGCTAATCGTTCCCCAGAAATTACCACATGGACATTAGGTAGCGGATGGACTTTTTCTGATGGAAGTGGCGCGGCTCTTGGTCATGCTAAAGCTACAAACGCAATAGGTGATTTAGTTTATACTAATTTTACGCCTACCAATGGAGCTACTTATTATGTATCATTTGGTATTGAGGTTACAAGCGGAACATTAGTTTTAAAAATGGGTGGCGATACGTTTAGTATTACAACTACGGGAGAATACTATGAAAGGATAGTTTGCATTTCTACGCAACAATTAACCTTTGATCCTAGCGGCACTTTTAACGGTAAAATAAATTACGTCAAAGTAAATCATGTAAAATATTGGCTAAAAAGAGATATTACTTACAACGGATTTCAGCATACTTTTTCCGCTCAAAGTTGGGAACAAACTTTTAGCTATTATAAATTTATTATTCCGGGCGGTTCAACCACATTACCTGCGGCTGGTGGTACAGTAGATAATATTATCGTAAATTGGACAACGCCAACAATGCCTGAAAGTGGCGACGTTGGCGTAAGGTTTTTATTGAGTAGAATCCAAACAGCTACGGGTGCGGACTTACTTACAAGCTATCTTAAATTTTATGAATTGGGAAATTTATTCATGGAACATTTAGCTGCTGGAAATTTAGGAGGGCAAAATGATGTTATTGTGTATGGCTCTTTCAACAATGATACAAGTAGTATAAGCGTTAAAAAAAGAGTGTTTATCGGTGATGGTCCTTCGTTAGGTTCTCCCGGAGCAATAAGAGTAAAAAATGATAGTAACACATGGCAAATAACCGACGGAACTGGATGGAGGGTAAAAAATATAGGCGATGGAAAAAACATTAATCAACTATTGGTAAATGAAATTATTAAGGGTCAGTTATTTCCAGTTAGAAAAATGCTTAGTATGGCTTTTCAAATATTGGATAATAATAATCCTTGGTATCCTCATATAGCTATTGAAAATAATGGAGTAAAATTTATCATGGAAACCGCTACATTAGAGTTGAAAAGCGATATAGTTCAAGGTACATTTATTGAAATTATAGACCAGTCATAATGCCATACACGGAAAAAACAGTATTATTTAGGGGTTTAGATTTTGATTCAGGAAGAACGCCAAATCATTCGCCTGGGGGCGTGGCAGGAACTGGATCCACAACACCAACAAATAGCGAACCAAATACTCAAAATAGTAGCGTTACAAAAGTGTTTAAAGAATCTTTTCTAAATAGCTTTACCAATGTTTTAACCGTTACTAAAAACAGTGGAGTATTGCCTTCAAATCTTGAACAATTATTGATTTTCCAAAATGGTCAGGAACTTATCAGCTCACAATTTACCGTTGCTGGTTCGATTGTAACTATTGATTCATCTACTCATTATGATGGTTCTAATTATGTCATATTTTTTATAATCGTATAATGGAAGAAATTAAACCAAAAAAAGAAAGAAAGTTTTTAAAAGCCGTTGGAAATATTGCCAAAGTTTTAGCTAATGAATTAGTCATGGGAATAGCCAGAAAGTTTATAGGCAAAGCTATTGACAAAGTAGGTAATAAAAGACAAGGGCTATCAATGGCTTTAATTATTATTGCCTCTACTTTTGCTATTGCCCAATACCCAACAACTTCAAACAAGCAACGACTTGGTTTTCAAACTACGGGCGACGGGCTGACATGGCGCGGTTCAATATCGGACACAGCTTCCATTCAACCGATAAACAATCAAAACGCATGGGTCATTCTTGATACTATTAACCTTAAATTTTATACGTTTGATTTTACTTCCAACGCTTGGAACTTGGTCGGCGGTGCTTCTGGCTTAACCATGCCTTTTGATTC